TGTGGTATTCCTGGACGAAAGTTTATGGATGCTATAAAACTTGATACAAGTATTGGTTTTCCTTTGAAAGGTAAAAAGAGACCTTTTGTTAATGAATTAGAACCAACTCTTGAACGGCCAAATAATCGGGAATTTAAACCTGAAATTATGGACGAAATAAATCGATGTGAAGATTGTTATAAACGTGGTGAACGAGCTTATGTTATTGCGAAAGCATGCAAGAAGGATGAAGTTTTGGCAAAACCGAAATGCCGAATCTTTTATGGTAATGCAATTGCTTTGACATGGTTAGTTCGTAAGTATTTCTTACCTATTTTGCGAGTTATGCAAATGAATCCTTTAGTATCAGAATGTGCTGTAGGAATTAATAGTCATGGTCCAGAATGGGAAAGATTACACAATTATGTATTCGAACATGGAGAAGACAGATTAATTGGTGGAGATTATGGAAAATATGATCAAAAGATTCCATCTCAACTACTTCTTGCTTCTTTACGAATCATGATTGATTTTGCACGTGAATGTAATTATAGTGAAGCTGATATTTCTGTTATGAAAGCCATGAGTGGAGATCTCGTTTATGCATTGATTGCGTTTAATGGAGATCTTATTGGTTTGACAGAAGGAACTCACATTTCAGGAAATTCTTTGACAGTTATTTTGAATGGAATTTGTGGTAGTTTGAATTTGAGAGCGTATTTTTACACAGTAAATAAACCTCTTTCATTTGAGAGCCGCATTCCATTTCGAGATGTTGTAAATTTGATGACTTATGGAGATGATAATATCGGATCTGTGAGTAAGAAAATTAATAATTTTACTATTAAAGGAATATCTGAATTTCTAGCAGAGTATGGACAAATTTATACTATGCCGGATAAGGAAAGTGAGTTGTTGGACTTTTTGCCACCTGAAGAATTTGAATTTCTCAAACGTAAATCAGTGTATTGTCCCAAGAAGGGAATGCACGTTGGAGCATTGGTCGAGAAATCGATCTTTAAAATGTTACATATGTACATGAGAGAAAAAGGTAAAGCAATTATTGAACAACAGGCTTGTGCTGAAAATATTGACACGGCGTTGCGTGAATGGTTTAATCATGGAGAAGAAATTTATGAGTCACGAAGACAAGAAATGAGTGCTGTAGCTAAGATAGCAGATATACATCACTTAACCACGATGACTGAAGTTTCTTATGATGAGAAAATCAAAGATTGGAAATACCGTTACCTCGGCGACGGAGATGATGTGGATGAAAGTAGATTTTCATTCGATATCATGGATGCTGAGGAATATTAGGACCATTGTCGATCCTACTTAGGTAAAAACGACAAGTGCAGTTTAGTGTCTGCATTCGGAGAGAAGCAAAACATTTGCATATATCTGGATACCATATGGGAATCATCTGGAAATGGTAATGCGCCAGTATCCCTAAAGGCTTTTATATGTATGACTAAGAGGTATTTACCTCGGTTTTGTCAGCCAACAAC